CGGAGATGTTGGGCAAGGCGCTGAACGCCGCTGGGGGCGGGGCCGATCAGTTGCGCCGCACGATGGTCGAACTCGACCCCACGCTGGCGCTTCAACTGGAGCGGTTGAAGCAGACGGGCACACAGGCCGAGTATGTCGCGGGCGCGATCAAACTCCTGAGTGCAAAGTTCGCCGGGGCAAGCAACCAAGGGGATACGCTGGAAGCCGCGACCAAGAAGGCGGAACTCGCGCAGCGGGATTACTACCGGCAACTCGCGGAATCCACGGGCGGCGTCGTGGCATTCAAGAACGCCGCCGAGACGGCGACTGAAAAGTACAACCGCTGGACGGATGCGCTCAAGACATCGGAAGGTTGGTGGGACAACTTCAACACCCAGGTGGAAATTTCCACCGAGTACGTCGCGAGCTGGACGTTCGGGGTATTTAGGGCCATCGAGGCAGAGGAGACGCTGCGCCAAAAAGCCTCCAGGCCATTGCCGGTGCGCCCCGAGGTTCGCAATGTGGTCCCGGGTGATGATGGGGCGGGGATCATTCTCAACATCGAAAGGTCCGCCGCGTGGGCGTCAAAGGTTGTGGCGGACAACAAAGCTGTGGCGGACGCCAAGGCTGGGCTGGAGGTTGTGGAGGGGAAGCTCAGGGCAGAAATGAACGCCACCACGGCGGCGAGCAAACTTAGCACCGATGCGCGCGCCCAGGCGAACGCGGCGACCGAAGCGGAATTGAAGTACAAGAGGTCTGTGCTGGACGCGGGGCTGCCGGTCACGGAAGCGGTCAAGGCCTCCGCTGCCGCGTATGGGGCAGAGGCCAGGGCGGCCGAGGCGGCGCGGCAAGCGTCAGATCGGTACGCGGCCTCGCTGCGTTCAGGCACATCGGCGAGAGAATCGGACGCGAAGGCCAAGCGGGCGGCCCTGGACGCCCTTGAGGCTTGGGTGCGCAAGTCCGAGGAGGACGTGAGGGTCGCGGGTCGAAGCCGCATCGCCACGGAGCAATCCGCGGCGGCGTTCCGTATGCAGGAGATCGCGCTCAAGGCCGGGCTCGATCCGCTGGACAAAGAGATTCAGAAGAAGATCGAACTCGTTAACGCGAACATTCGACTCAAAACGTCGCTCAGCTTTGTGGCCGAGATTAGGCGCGCGAACGAAGAACTCAAGATGGAAGCGAAGGCTGCGGACCTATCTGGAGCCGCGCATGAGAACTTGATCGAGAAGTTGCGCCTGGAGGCGTTGATCCGCGACCAGGAAATTGATCCCGCGATTGCGAAAACCATGGAGGCATATCAGAAGGAAAACGAAACCATTCGGCTCGTGATGGAGTCGAAAGAAAAAGACGCCGAGCTGATGCGCCAAAGCGTGTCGGACCTCACGAGCTTCTTCGAGTCCATCATCGACGGGAGCGAGAAGGTGATCCCGGCGCTTGAAAAGCTGCTGCTCAAGATGATCGAAGTTTATTTGCAAGCGTTGCTCATGCAGTCGCTCGGGCTCGATGGGGGCAGCGGCGGTTTCCTCGGGATGCTGTTCGGCATGTCCAGCGGTGGCGTGACGGGTGGCGGATTTCAGGATGCGGGCACACCCATCGGGGGAGACATCGGATTCGCGGCCTCGGGGCAAGTCTACCCAATGGCGCGCGGCGCGAAGCAGGGTCGCATGGTCGGGGCTCCGACGATGCGGGACATGGCCCTGATGGGCGAGCAGGGCGCGGAAGCTGTGATGCCACTTGTGCGCGACAATCAAGGCAATCTTGCGCTGCGGGGCGGCGGCAATGACGACAAGATGCCGAAGGTGCTGGTGCAGAACATCGATCAGCGCAAAGGCGGGGCACCGTTGGAGACGTCAACGTCGCGCGGCCAGAATGGCGAGATGCAAATCCGCACTTACATTCGTGACGAAGTGAAGCGCGCGGTGTCGGACGGATCGATGGATAAGGATTTCAGCAAGAACTTTAATCTCAACCGCAACCCGACGAGGCGTTCCTGATGCCGAATCCCGTCTGGCCCGCTGGGCTTCCGCAATATGTGAACCAGGACAGTTTCACGGAGGAGAAAATCTCCAACGTGATCCGCACCCCGATGGAAGGCGGGGATGTGAAAATCCGCCGGCGCTTCACCGCCGCGCCGATCAAGTATGCGTTCAGCTTCACGATCACGGATGCGCAGAAGGCGATTTTCGACACGTTCCATCACACCACGTGCAAGCACGGCTCGCTCGCGTGGGATTGGATACGGCCCATTGAACTCACTAGTGCGACCTTCATCTTCATGTCGGAGCCCAAGGTGACTGCCGTGGGGCCGTTCACGTTCCTGCTGAACTTTGAAGCGCAGACGACGCCGCTCTGATGCCAAGCGCCCCCGCGATTGCTGCTGCGAATCTTGAGACGACCGACGAGGTCTGGTTGGCCCTGATAAAGATCGAGCATCCCGCGATTGCGCAACCCATTCGGGTGGTGAACAACACCCAGGAGATCACGAGCAACGGGGAACTGTATCTCGCGGGCGCGTTTATCATTTCACCGCCCGATGATAGCGCCGGGGTGCCAAGCTGCTCAATCGAGATCGACAACGTGGACCGAGCGATCGTGGACGCCGCGCGGGCGATCAACACGCCCGCGACGGTCACGCTCTCGATCATTCTTGCCAGTTCGCCAAACGTGATCGAGGGCGGCCCTTGGTCGATGTCGTTGATCGAAGTCAGCTACGATCCCAAGAAGGTCACGGGCACGCTCGCGTATGAGGATTTTCTCAACGAGCAGTATCCGAGCCGCACGTTCAACCCCGCACGCTACCCAGGATTGTTTTGATGCGAGATTTTCGTGGACTCATCCATCTGCTCTGGCCTTGGGCGGCGATATTCGCCTTTTTCTTTCTCCTCGCCCGCTACTGGCTGTTCGCCTCATGAGTCAGGCTCCCGCGTGGTGCGCGATGTTCGTGGGGATCGAGTACGAGGGCGCGGGGCGCGGCGTGGTGCATAACGGCGACCTCCATCCAGCGGGCGGGCTCGACTGCTGGGGGTTATTGCGGTTCGTTATGCTCAAGAGGTTCGGCCGCGAGATTCCGTCCTATGCCGCCTGGGGGTGGGAAGATGAACACCAAGCGAAGCTGCTCGCGCGCGAAATGACTCAAGAGTTGACCGCGTGCGGGCTATGGAAGCCCGTATGGGTTAAGCCCGAGCCGAACGCGATGCTGCCGCGCGAGGTCGAGACGCGGCCTGGGGACTGCCTACTGATGCGGGTCGACGGCGTGCCGGTTCACGTGGGGGTGATTGCCGAGCGGCCTTGGTTCCTACACACTGAGCGGGCGCAATGCTCGTGCGTGGACGACATGGACGGGATGCGGTGGCAGCGGCGTGTCCTTGGGGTTTATCGGTTCAATGACGCTTCAAAGCTCGAAACCTCTTGACGGCGAAATCCTTGGTCCCCGGGATGGGATTGAGATCGGGATTCATGCCAATCCGTTTTCGGCAGAGCGCCGCCATGTTCGGGTGCCCGAAGGGCTGAGCATCAACGACATCGTTGGCGTGTCGGTCGAAGACCCGCGGATGTGGCGTTTCTTGCGCGTGTGGGTGTTGAACGCCAACGAAACTGAGCAGACCGAAATTTCACGTGAAATGTGGTCGCGTGTTCGCCCGCGCCACGGGGCAAAGATAATCATCAAATGCATCCCGCACGGCGGCGGGGGCGGTGGGGGGAAGAAAAACTTCCTCGCCATTATCCTGATGGTGATTGTGCTCGTGTTCGCCTGGTACCTCGCGCCCATTGTCGGCGGCGCGATTGCGGGCGCGGGCGCGAGCACCGCAGCACTCGCGGCTGCGACCCAGACGGCGTTCAGCGCCCTGACGACGCTCGGCATGGCCCTCGTGCGCGCCCTAATCCCGCCACCCAAACCCAACACGAGCGGTGGCGGCGGTTCGTCCACGCAGCGCACGTTTGCCATCACGGGCACGGCCAATCGGGCTGTCCCGTTCGAGCCCGTGCCGCGCTGTTTTGGAAAGATGCGGTACTACCCGCCGCTCGCGAGCGCGGCGTTCAACGAAATCTCCGCCGATGGGACCGAAACCTTTTTGCGCATGTTGGTCGATCTCGGGGCTGGACCGCTCAAGATCAGCAGCATCCGAATTGGCGACACGCCGATTGAGAATTTCCAAGATGTGGAGATCGAAGTCGGGCACACGGGCGACGTGAGCGGAGACGCGGCCCCGGCTGGAACTTATTACGCGGGCTTCACGGATGATCGCGCGCTCACGCTTTACCCGAACGCGGTCACGCAAACGAACGAGAGCGTGAAGATTCTCAAGCTCGATCCGATCACGCGCAGCTTCGCTCCCGCGACCCAGGAGGGCCGGGTCGTGATCGCATGGCCCACTGGGCTTTATGGCGTGCTGGGCGGCAGCACGAACCCAGGCACGCATATCGCGTGGGAGGTCGTGATCCAATGCCAGTACCGCGAGGTCGGGACCGGCACTTGGATTCCCATGCTGCCCAGCGAGCTTGGCGCGGTCGTGACCGAGACGGGGCCGCGCGTGGTCCAGACGGCGAATGGGACCAATCTGTCGGGCGGGTGGGACCTCGAGTTCGTCGCCAGGAGTTGGAATGATGCGACGTACCTCGCGACCTACCCAACGGTGAATACGAACTACAATCCCACGGCAGCGGAGCGGACGGACAAACAAGGCCGGTTAGTGCCCAAGGGGCTATGGCACTATGCGCAAATTGGATTGCGCGAAGGCAAGACGCCCGCGTGGGTCAATGGCAACACGGCCAAGTTCGCGTTCAAGGATATGCTTGAGCAGAACTTCTTCTCGTCGTTCCGCACGGCGCTGCTGGACGTCACAAAGTCGTATGAGTTCCGCCTAGATCGCGGCTCGGGGTTCTTCGACGCCAGCCAGGGCGGGGT